CTAAGAGCATGCACACCACTGCGCACCGCGACAACGCTGGACGTTTGGTCAGGTAGCCCGGCGAGCCGGCGGCAGCTTGGAAAGGCCGGATTTCATGCCGATCAGGGCTGTAACCGCGGTCAGGGTCCAGGCCGAATTGGCACCGTTGGCCGTGTCGGAGATCGACAGGTCGTACCTGGATGACTTCCCCATGGTTCCCGGATCGACTTCGAAAGCAAGCTCGGTCTCTGAACCGCCATAGACCATTGACTTGGTCGCGATCGCCACACCGTCGAATGACTGGTCGGCCCGCAGGATGAACCCGTTCCCGCCGCCGACGCATCGGCCGGTAAGCTGCGTGATGTAGAGACGCCCGAAGCCGGCCACGCCGTAGAGGTTCAGACCGGACAGCGTGCAGACATGCGGGACGCGCACGCTGACGTCGTCATAGGTCGTCACGTCTTCCGTCAGCACCGTTCCATCGGCGCAGAGATACGCCATGGTGCCATTCCAGAGCACGGCATCGACGAATGCAGCCGGGGCCTGGCTGTAGTACCAATTCGCCCACGTCCCGTACAGGGTTTCGTAGACGAAGACCATCCGGCCGAGGATGTTGCCATTGCCGACGAAGCGCATCTGGTTCTGGCCCTTCACCGATACGACAGCTACCGGATCGAACTGGAATTGCAGCACATCGTCTTCGACACCGCTCCCAACATAATCCCAAGATAGCCCGCGCGAGCTGCGCCAGAATCCCTTGGCCGGCGTCGTCGCCGCGCCACTCGTAGCCTTCCCGCCCCATGTCATGAAACCGAGATCATTCTTGCCGAGCAGCCCGATCGTGGCGCAGCCGTTCGTGTCGCTTTGCTGCTGAAAAACGAGAACGCCGCCAGCGCCAGTGTCGTCTGGGTATTCGTTGATGCTGCCCCAGCTCTGCGTCGCCGTGCATGCCACAGCATAGGAGTCCATCGACCCGACAGCCGTGATCGGCTCGACGCTAGTGATCCGCGAGACCAGTGCATCGGAGAATTCGACACCGAAACCAGGCGAGACGTCCTTCGAGAACCAGACCGCATCAACATCGCCTGCGACGGCGCCGATCAGCAGCCGTCCGCGATGGACCGCCATCACCCGGCACGGCGGCGGCGCGATGTTCGGCAGGACCGATCCGGCGTTGTCGTTCGGAGAATAGAGCGGCTCGCCCGAGGCCGCTGCCTGGTCAGATACCTGATCGACGAATGTCACAGCGTCGATGGTGGTTTTGTTCAGGATCGGCTGCGTCGCGCTCGACACCTTGAAGAACACCGACCCGTCGCCATTGGCGAGCGTTCGGTACACACCAATCGAGACGTTGGTCTTTCTTGTAACCCGCAGGGTCGGCAGCGTCAGCGTAACCTGCGTTTGAGCCGCGCTGAGCGTTGTCGTCTGAATGCCGCTCCGATCCGACCGCCAAACGTTCCCGGCGGCGTCGGTCCATTCGTACGTGATCCGATAGCTGTACGTCGCTCCGGCTGTCAGGCCGCCGCCACCTGCTAGTGCCATTCCGAAGAATGTCGGCGTCTGTACAAATCCGTGCTCGACAAGCGCCGAGCCATCGTAGACGTACGGCTGAGAGCCTGGGATGTGCAGTAGCCCATTCAGCTCGACGGATTTCCCGACTGTTGGATCCTGCATCGTGAATGAAACCGTGACGGCGCCGACGTCGGTGACTGCCGAGCCGCCGCCCGATTGGACCGCGACGATCTTCTGGGCCGCCGTCAGCAAGACGTTGGACGCTGCGGCCGGTGCCAGGTTCGGCATCTGATCGGCAAAGCCAGCCAGGGGCGCATCGATCGCCTGTAGGGGCGTCGCCTGCCCGACTGTCAGGTTGTTGGTGAGATCGAGCAGGAAGTTGCTGGCGGTTCCAATCGGCCCTGCCCAGCGCGCCAGTGCGTACAGGTTGCCGCCGAATGAGACCACCCGCGAGGCGAGCGTCAGAGAGCGAATGACATCCGATGATGCACCGCCCGTGTTCACACGGATCACGCGATCCCACGGGTTGGCCCCTGCCAACGTGAAATGGACCGTGGTCGTCGTTCCTGACCGGTAGCCGCCGATGTTATAGACGCTGGTGACGGCAGCATCAAAGACAGTCGTAGATCCGAGCGCCAACGATGTCCCGTCGAACGTCGAGACGCGCATGCCGTTAGTGATATCGACGTGCGCGAGATAGATCGTGTTCGCGGCGTACGTGTTGGTCAGGTAGCCGATCTCGTCGAGGCTGGTGAGCCCGGCATAGGTCGTTACGCCGCTCAGGGTTCCGGACGACAGCGTCAGCAGCACCTGCTTTAGCTGATTGGTACCGCTGTCCCGCCAGACGTATGCCACCTTGCCGCTGCTGCCGACCGTCTGGGCGTCGTAGATCTCCATCGCGCTATTCGCCACCGTAACGTTGGTAGGCACAACGGTAGGCGTGGCCGTGTCGCCGATCAGCGCCGTGATGATCACGGACAGCGTCGAGAAGTAGCTGATGACGAAGCGGGTACCCGCAGTTTGAATCTTCACCCGACGATAGCTCTGTGTGGTCAGGGTCTGACCGAGCAGCGCGTTGGCAACCACCGCCACGCCGTTGACGTCCACGATCGAATAGCGGATCTCTTGTTGCCCGTTGAGATTGTCAGCCGTGATGTAGGCCGAGACCGTGTACCCGTTCAGATAGACGCTGTCCGAGCTGATGACGGTTGCTGAGCCGAGGGTGATAGCTCGCTGGTCTACGCCGACCGTCGGCGCGGTCGCCGACACCTGGTGCCATTCGTCGGTGGCCTTCCGGTAACAGGACGCCCCCGTCAGCAATACCAGGCCAGCGCCAAGCGTCCCGAGCCGCATCCCGGACGTAATGCTACCCACATCTGCCGTCTTTGACAAATTGGTGGTGCCGGGGCGCGGCACGAACTCGTAGCCGCCCTCGGCCGACTTCATCAGCACCATGTTTTGGAGCACCTCGACGGCGCCCATGATGCCCGTCTGCTTCGGCTCTTTTTGGTCCAGGCCCCGCAGCAGGATCGGGACCGTCCGGCGGGGCAGGCCGGGCGCCATCAGGCCCAGTCCCAGGCGTCCGACCCGAGCACGATCAGGTTGGAGCCTTCGAGCATGTACCTTCGCCCGCATTCCCCGTAGCCGTACGGGTAGACGGACAAGTCAGCGGCCTGGCCAGGTTCCGAGTCCCGGTTCGGCGCGGCGGCATTTATCTGCGCGACCACCTTGGCCTGCTCGCGTTCCATCGCGTCCGTAGGCGACTCCTCTTTCGTTGCGCCCTGGATTGCAGCCGTGACGCTGATGTACTTGGACCAGTTGTCCAAGATGAAGTCGAGTGTGTCGCCGTCAGCCACCAGGACGGCCGGCGGCGGCCGGTACCAAAGCGTGTATTGGCCGGCGAAGTTCAGGTTCCCGAACTTGTTGCGCTCCTGGAAGCTGATCGGATGGACCGTTTGCGGTCGGGACGTCCCGTTGAACAGGAAGTCGAGGCCCGCCATTTTGTAGAATAGTGGCGACAGCGCGGCGATGCTCTGCTGATTGCTGCCCGACAGGGTGAAGGCGAAGCTGTTCAGGTAGTAGTGCGGGAACGACGAAAGGATCAGGTCGTACAGCTCGCCGATCGCCTCATTGATGTATCGATTCCATTCCGACGTGGAGACCAGGGTTTTGTTTTCCTGGTTCGCGCGCTGCTGCGCTTCGGTCCTGAGCTGTAGAAGCGTCTGGGCCACGTCGTCTCCGTAACTACCGGGCGGTGCCGCTTAGCCGACGGGAGACGCCATCGGGAAGCAGCACCGCCCGGGACCTTTTTCGTTAGCCCTCTTCCTCGTGCTGCCCGTACCCCGCCAGCTCCATCCAGTGGTGGAGGGCGGCGGACAGCTCTTTCGGATCGCGCTTCGCCATGGCGTCGATGACGTCCTGGCAGGCGGCCATCTCGCCCTCGTCAGGCTCGTAGTCCGTCGCTGTGTCTTCGCCGTCTTCTTCGTCACCGTCGGCGGCGTGGTCGGTCTTGCTCCCTTTCGGGGACATGAGACCGATCATCACCGACAGCGGCTTTCGTCCTTGGGGCTTCACCATGACGTCACCGCCTACGGGTTCTGCGCGTTGTTCTTGATGCCCACCGCGATCAGCAGGACGGCACCATTTCTGATCTCGCCCGCTGCACCCGTAGCGTCACCCTTGATCATGCTGAAACCGAACCCGGGCGCGGCGCCCGTCTTCGTGTTGTCAACCGTGATCGTGCCGTAGAGACCGTCGGTCGCGGCGATCGTGGACTGGATGGTCAGCAGCGAGTACCAGACGATGCCGCCAGCCCACAGCTCGCGCAGAGCGCAGGTGTAAACACCAGCGCTCGAACGAGTCAGCGGACCTGAACCCGTGCCGTTGTTCTGGAACGGGGACGACAGAAACGTGGGAGTTGATGGCGCGCCCGTGGCGCCAATCGGGATGACAGCGTAGAGCGCCGCCATCTTGGTCAGCCCCTCGCCATCCGGGTAAAACAGCCTTGGATTTGCCATTGTCGTTGATTCCTTCCCGTATGTTGTGCCGGGGGGTCGCAACGCCCGGAGCGCGGTACAGCTACGCTCCGAGCGTCACGTCACCGACTACTGGAGCTGCGCCACTCCGGAGTGGCCCGGTGCCGCGCACATGAGCTGCGCCAGCGTCTTGTGCCGCACCTCGACCTGATCGGCGTTGGACACGTCGAGCAGCGAGACGCCCTTCAGCGACGGGAACATCGGGTTCGCGCCCCCGCCGCAGTAGATCGTCCAGTCGCGCTTCGTGATCACGAAGAGGCGATCCATCGGGCAGTAGGTCGACGGGAACACCTTGATGCGTCCCTTCGGCCCAGCCACCGTCAGCGCCTCGTAGAGGATCGTGATCCCAGCGCCCTGGATGTTTTCGTAGATCGCCCGGTTGTCCAACTCCACGGCCAGCTTCCCGAACGTGTCGAACGACAGGAAGCAGACGTCAGGAGCGCCGCCGTTCTCTCCGATGCGCACCGCCAGGTCGTAGATCGCCTGGCTGACCGGCTTGCCGATGCCCGAGTTGCGGACACCCGCCAGCGACGTCGGATCGATCGAGCGATCGACGCCGAAGAAGTTGTCACCGCCGACCGGAGCCGACAGCGGCAGCCATCCCGCGAATCCCACGACCTTGAGGGGCGTGGGGGTCGCGCTGTTCTGACGGTCGCCCTGCTGGAACAGAACGTCACCGCCAACGAGGGCCGCGATCTGGGCCGTCCAGTTGGACGCGCTCAGGACGGTGCCAGCGTCGCGGTCGACGCCCGACACGAGCGCCGTAGCACCCGCATTGCGCAGCACGGACGAGTTGACGGTCGCGGCTGCGACCAGCACCTGGCCCACGAAGAAGTTCTGCGCGTCCGCCCGGAGGGTCAGCGTGACCGTGGTGCTGCCCGGCGTGGAAGCCAGCACACCGCAGTCTCCGTATCCCGACCGGAACATGTCGTGCTCGAAGCGCTGCGCCAGAGCATCGACGGCCGATTCGGTCTCGTCCGCCAGTGCTTTGACGATCGCCCCCTTGTTGTTCTCCGACAGCTCGATCAGCGTGTTGGAGACGCGGGCCAGCGAATAGTCGAGACCCCAGTCACCCAGGAAGGGCCGACGGGTCGACAGACCGACGTTGCCCTGCGCATTGGTGAAGGTGGCCGACTGCCCCGGACCCTGCGCGATCTTGATCGGCTGCTTGACCTGCTCGCCGCCTGCCCGTTCCTTGGCGATCATGCCCATCGCGGGGCGGTCGCGATAGAACATGTTCTCGTAGCTGGACGAGTACCACTGCTTGTAGATTGGTTCGACTGCTGCAACGATATCCGCAATCATTGCGGACCTTCCTTACGGGCCGGCTCGAAGATGATCAGCGTCAGCGCGGGGTGAGGTTGAAGTCCGCGAGGGTGGCCCTTAGGGCCTCGCGGGCGTCCATGCCTCCGCGTGGGGCGGTCTTCGGCGGCGCCGAGCCCCCCATCTGGCTGCTGATTGACCGGGGCTTCGCGCGTTGCGATTTCTCCCCGGGGGCCGACTTGTCTATGAGCCCGTTCAGGATGGTTTCGTCCGTGTCGCTCAATTTCCCGCCGGTCAAGCCGGCTGGAAGATCAGAAGTTTTCGCGGCGCCGTTGGCGTGACCGTTGGTGCCATTCGTGCCGTTGAGCTTTTTCACGAGAAGCTGTCCGCGCTTCTCGTACTCCAGCTCCTGCACCTCGATCGCCTTGTCGATCGCCTCTTCCAGCTCGCCCGGCATCAGCTCGGGACGGCCGGCATCACCCCACGCCTTGATCACCTTGCCGAAGACCGCCTCCGCGGCTTCGTCGCCAAGACGCCCGCAGATTTCGGCCTGGTCCCCCGCGGCCTTGATGTGTTGGCCGCACATACCTACATACTCCGCGCGGGCGGCGGCTTCGCGCTGTTGTGCCATCGCCTGCTGGGCTTGCTGCTGCTCCTGCTGGCGGGCTTCCTTGTCAGCCTTCAGCTCGGCCCGCAGGGCGGCGACTTCCGCATCGCGGGCCTGCTCGGGCGTCGGATCCGGCTTGCCGGCGTGGTAGTCGACGATCTTCTCGAACGACAGGCCGAACCGGTTGTAGATCTCCTCGATCGCCGCGCCGTCGCCCGCCTGGGAGCGTTTGATCAGACCGTCGAAGTCCGCCAACCGCTGATGAGCGGATTCAAGCTCCCTGGTCGTATCCGCGAGCGCCTTCCGGTGTTCCCGGTTGTCTCTCGACATGTCCGCCAGTCGGCGGGTCAGATCTGGGCCAGATCTGGCCGACGGCTCGGCCGGCTTCGCCTTGCCCGCCTTGCCCTTGGTGCTGGTCTCCGGCGGCTTGTCGCCGCCTTCGGTAGCAGGGGCGGGAGTCGAACCCGTGTCTGCGGGATTATGAGTCCCGCCTGGCGCCGCGCCTCCCTGCGTGTCGGGCGCGTCGCCTGCCGGCGGCGTGCCGCTATCGGGTGTCCCTTCGCCGCTGCCGGTGGTAGCGGCTGCTGGCGCGTCTCCTTGGGTGTCTCCCACGCCAATGCGAGAGGCGTACCCTGCACGGCCAGGTTATTTGACGTATTCAGCCAGACGGGGGCGACGCTTTTTCTTGCCGACGCGGGCCGGCAGGCCCTTGAAGTCGGTGGCCTTGTCGTACTCCTTCACCGTGCTGGCTGGCATCTCGCCCCGTGCCTCGGCGGCGTGAAAGAACCGTTGCTGTGCCCGGCTAGCGTAGGGCATTAGCGCACGTATTCTTTCAGACGTGGGCGTTTGTGTGATAGCGCGCTGAACTTCTTCGCGCCGTACTTCTTGCGCCCGATCGACGCCGCCAGGGCGCCCGGGTTCTTGATGTCGCCGCGTCCCTCGAACTTGTGCTCAAGGGACGCGAACCTGGCACCGCTGCCCAGCTTCGGTTTCACGGTGCTGGCTCCGGTGCGACCGGGGCTTCTGGCGGGGGCGGCGGCGGTTCCGGGATGGTCAGGATTTCGATCAGCGCTTCGGCTTCTGCCTGGCTGTCGGATGACCTGGCGTCCCGCGCCGCCTGCCGTAGCGCTCTGACGATTCGTGCTTCCAATTCCGGATCCATCGCTTACCCCTTTCCCGTGGTGCCGGTCGTCGGCGGGACGGCGCTCGGCGGCTTGGCCGTGGTGTCGGTTGCGCCGAAGGCTCGGGCGTATGACCGCCGTACCGCTTCGTCGTATCCGGCTTGGACCGCCTCTGGGCCCGACTGCGGGTCGTTGACGTCGGCCCGCTTGTAGGCCGACTTCTCCGCTGCCTTGTTGCCCTTGTCCGGTCCCGTCAGGATCTTATTGCCGTTTGGCTCCGTTTCGCCCTTCGGCTCCCTGACGTTCGTCGCGGATACCTCCTTGCTGACCGACGGAGCATTGCTTCTCGTTCCCATGACCTACTTCGTCCCCGTGGGCTCCGGCGCAGCGGAGGGCGGGGGCGCCGATGTGTCGGTGGCGTTGAACGCGCGCTCGTACGCGCGGGTCGTCGCCTCTTCGGTCGACTTGACCACGCTGGCGTTCAGCGCCGCGCCTGCGGCGTTTCCATTGGGGACTTTCGTTTCTTTCTCGGCCATGTTCGTTCTCCTTGTTTCAGGCTGCTTGCGGCAGCGGTTGCTGTGACGGAACTGGACCCAGGTTCGGCGGACCACCGCCAGCCGCGCCCTGTCCGATGACGGGCGGCACAGGCGGCGGCAGGCCGCCGGGCGGGCTGGGCATGCCTGACGCGGGATTTGCGGCCGGCGGGGTCTGTGGCGCGCCCGGTGTGGTCTGGCCGCTGGCGATCTTCTGCTGGAGTGTCTTGGCCGTGTCCATGAACCGGCGCAGCAGCTCCAGCCGTTCCTCGGGACAGCCAAGCGTCCGTTCGCGCAGGTAACGGTTCTGCGCGACCGTGATTGCCACGTCGAGCGGCTGGTACGGTTCGGGCATCTCCGGCACGCCGCTCTCAACGATCCGGTCCAGCATCCAATCGATCGAGTCGCGCGAGGCGATGTTGAGATCGATCACCGCCTGCGTGTCGGGGTAGTCGATGATCCGCAGGTAATCTTCCTTCGTGATCTGACCGATCTGGAACATCTCGGCGGCCCGCTGGAGACGTCCGGCGGGGCTCGTCGGCAGCGACGAGATCGGGAAGGCCTTCATGACGGCGCTGCTGTCCTTCAGCTTCTCCAGCTCCGACCAATCAATGACGTCGATCCCGCCCGACCGCGGGGCGCGCACCGTCGGCCTGATCTCTTCGGCCAACTCCAGATCCAGCTCGGCCAGGTCGACCACCGCTTCCTCAAGCTGCATCCCCAGTGTCACATAGCGCTCGCTCTCGGCGCTCTCGAATGCGCGCAGCGCTTCGCCGCTGTTCAGGCCCGCTGGCTTCATCGCCTGCGCGGCCAACTCGGAGATCCCAACCCGCTTGTAGGCGCGCTCGATCGTCTTGTCGAGGTGGGCGTACAGATCAGCCGGGACAGCCTGCGGCGTGATGAACTGCGGCGGCTGATTGGGTGCGTGGCGAATGATGCCGGCGGCCTTCGACGCCAGCGCGTCGTCGGTCACACCGCTGCCGGTCGGCACCAGCCAGCGACCGGTCGACATCCGACGCTGGCACTCGTCGATGACCTGCTGCGTGCGGTTGATGTTGGCCTGGAAGGGGCCGAGGATTTCCGGCACGCCGATGTTCCAGAACCCGCGCCCCGCAGAGACACAGGACATTTTGACAAACGGGTACTTCTTCCGCTTGTACGGCTCGTCCACCAGGACGCCGCGATCGCTGATGCACAGGACGTGTCGCCCTGGCGTGCCGTCCGGATCGGGCAGCTTCCAGCCCTCCAGCACCGCCACCATTGCCGACTGCGCGTTCGACGACATGCCGCCCCACATCGGGCCCTGGAACGATCCGGGCGCCGTTTCGATCGCGAAGCGGATCTCTTCGTCGTCGCCGTAGATCGAGAGCAGCTCGGTTCGGTTGACGAACGTTCGATGGATCAACGAGCGTGGCCACTTGCCGAAGTAGAGCGAGTCCCACGGATCAACCAACAGTTCGTCGGCCAGTACAACGTCGTGGACGATGCTCTTTCCGTCCATGGACTTCGTCGCCTTGATGAACCCGTCACCATATGTGAGCGCGTCCTGGAACATCTGGCGCGTGAGCTTGTAGGTCTGCGTCTCATGGAACACGCCGTCAACGAACCGGCTCCGTCGCTTACCGGCCATGCGCGCCGAGAAGTCGCCACCGTCGGTCAGGAACAGGATCCAGGGCTTGTTTCGCCCGACCTTGTTGACCAGTGTCTCGATGCTGCTCCCCGTGACGTTGAAGACGGGGGCCTTCCAGTCGCGGAAGTCGAGCGCCCGCATGTTGGTCCGAGTGAGCGCCAGCCCGTAGATGTTCGGCAGGTCGCGATTAGTGGCCAGGCGGGCGTAGATCAGGTTTTTGGAGCGCCGCTCGAAGTCAAACGACTCCAGGTGCGTGGCCCAGCCGGCGAGCGTTGATGCGACGTCGTTCTCGTTGGCGTCCCACCAGCGCCCGGTTTGCAGCTCGAACGCCATCGGCCTCCTAGGCGTTCGTCAGCTCTGCCCACTCGATGCCGACGCCTACCGTGACCGTACCGGTCGCCAGGGCCGTCGCGCCCCATTGAACCAGCAAACCCTCGCCGCCGCCGATGGCCTGCGCCCTGAATTGCGGCGGCATCGAGCCCTGAGGCGCTCCCACCCAGATATCCCCCTCCATGCCAGTGCCGAGACCGGCCAGAACTTCGACGCCGAACGCCTTGGAACCGATCGCGGTGCTGTCGACCGTCTTCGTGCCGCCAGTCAAACCGGCGGCGGCGTTGGCAACGTCGAAGTTTCCGCTTGCGCTGCCAACCAATAGCGAGTCGAAGGGTGCGTCGCTGCGCAACTTCTGCATTCCCGCACTGATCGTGACGGCGGTGGCGTTCGTGGCGTCGCGCGCCGTATACGCTCGGGCGATGAAGAGTCGCAGCGGGTCCGTACGCTGCGCAGTGACCGCGGTGGCAACGTTGACGTTGATCCAAACGCGCAGCGGCACGCACAGAACCCTGAGATCGGTCCAGCGGAACGCTGCCAGGTTGGCGTTCGCGGCCGGCGCAATAGCCGACGTCTCCTGGTACGCACGGCAGAAGACGCGGGGCCACCGATTCCCGAGTACACCGTCAACTGCCTGGATCATTCGCGTCGCTCCTTCGTCACTGCGGGGCGGTTGGGTCGGGCGTGACCGTGTCGACGATGCGTTTCCCTTCGGACATCGCCTCCAGGATGTCGGGCAGCTCGGCGGTGCCCTTCGGGCGCACGGTGCCGCGCACGATGGCGATCGGGTCTTCCGGCAGCGGGTGTGCCTCATCGATCGCGTCGACCAGGCCCATCGGCGCCAGGTCAACCTCGATGTTGCCGATCTTCAGGCGTACAACGCCGTTTTCACGGGCCGCCGCGAAGATCGCCCGCAGGTCTTCGGCCTTGGGTAGCTGCACGCCAATGCGTCAGCCCTACCCTGCACGTTTAGCCGTAGTCGGCGGCGTCTTCTTCGGCCTGGGACTCGGCCCTGCGCGCCTCGTCTAGCGCGGCCTTCACCTCTGCGCGGTGCCGCTCCAGGTCATTGGCCGGCGGCGGCGGCGGCGGGACGTGCACGTCCAGGTACTTTTGGAGCGCGTACCGGGCCGCCTCGGACGGGTCAGGGTGCCAGTTGGTTGCCCACCGGAACTGCTTGCGGGCGCGCGCCTCCGGATCCCACCTGGCGCGCTGGTAGTCCTGTTCGAGGGCCGATCCCATCATGACCAGCGCCCGGCCCTGTTCGAGCAGGTCGTTGTTGCGGTCTACCTGGCCCTTCAGATCTGACTTTTTTGCCGCCAGCACCACGGGGATGCCGTAGTCGTTCTGGAGGTTATCGATCGTGTTCTGACTTGAGCCGGCGTCATACCGCCAGTCGACGATGCCGCCGCGGGGGCCGGCGTAGCCCGTGAAGATCTTCTGCGCCCAGCCCATGACCGAGAACATCTGGCTGGTGGCCAGACCCGCTCCCCGCGGCGTCGTCCAGTCCAGGATGTGTTTGACGTTCTTCGATAGCTCGCCCCAGGCCCAGCCCTGCACCGATGCCCTGTCGCTGCTGGCCCCCGGGTCGAGGGCGAATGCGAAGTAGCGCATCCCAGGGTCTGGCTCCGCTGCCATCAGGCCATACCGGGCGCCGTCATCGGCCTCCAGCATCGGATGCGCGAACATGAGCTTGTGCTTGCCGGTCCCCTCGGCCTGGAATTGGGCGTACACCTCGGCCAGCCATTCCGGGACAGGCGGGGCGTAGGCATTCAGTTCGGGACGGTACTTGTACGCGCCTGCGGTTCGCGACCACACGCGCCGCTTGAACCAGTCGCGCTGGATCGTCAGGTCTTCGATCGAGATGTTGTGGCGCTTCAGGTAGTCCTGGAGCTGCTTCATCGCCTCTGGCGTATGGACGTTGGCGGCGCGGGCCCAGGAATGGTGGGCGTAGCCAGGTCCCTTCCCGCCTGTCTTCGATTCCGCGTCGTACTCGGCCAGGTCCAGGAAGTAACCGACCGGCATCTCCGGAATGACGCCCGCGATGATGATCTGGGTCGTCGGCGTGCACATCGGCGGAAGTAGTACGGTCAGGATGTACTTGAGAACGTGCTCGGGCTGGTCCTGGCACTCGTCGATGTTGACGACGCAGTTGTGCAGGCGGTTGCCGAGGTACTTCTTGACGTTGGTCAAGTCGTCCGTGCCGGCGAACATGACGCGCGCCTCGTTCGGGAACGTCGTCAGCATCTGGGATTCGTTGTGGCAGTCGGCGGATAGCGAATACCGCTCACACACGCCCTGCTGCCAGATCGGGATCCAGTTGTTTACTCGGACACCCGTGCCCTTGATGCCGAGAAGCAGCCCGACGGAGCGTGGGTAGTTCTGTGCGTTCTCGAACAGCTTCCCGTCGCACCCCCAGCTCTTTCCCGACTGCCTGGCGCACATGACGTGCTGCCAGGGCGACCGGTCGCTCAGAAACGCAAGCTGTTCGACGTGGCCGGCTGCGAATTCCTCGGCCCGAAAGACCTTTCGGATCTCGCGTTCAGGGTC